CTGGCAGACTGGAAATCTTCTGCTACACGCCCTTGTAATGTGTTGGCATTCAATCCAGAGTGGTCAGAATCCACCGTCTTTAATTTAGCCAAGATATCAGAAGCACTGGCAGACTGGAAATCTTCTGCTACACGCCCTTGTAATGTGTTGGCATTCAATCCAGAGTGGTCAGAATCCACCGTCTTTAATTTAGCCAAGATATCAGAAGCAGTATAACCAATTTGTTCTTGGGTGACATTATGCGGATTAGAAGTATTAGTTCTGTGTGCTGCAAGGTCAGCAGAGAAGCCTTCAACAGAAGATTGCAAGGTAGCAATCTCTTCTGGATTAAGCTCCAACAAGGCAATGGCATCAGTCAATGTAGCAATGTCAGCTGTGTTAGTTGTAATCTGATCTGTATTAAGCTGAGACACTGTGGCCGCATCCTGATCATCTTCTCCATCTAATAGATTCACAATCCTCTTAGACCCTGCATTTAGATTATACTTGAGGTAGAAGTCATCAGGTAAGAAACCATCAGCAAGCTGCTGAAGTTGATAAAGAACATTTAAGAAAGAGTTGTTTATGTTGTCTTTGCCAAAATCATTTCCTCTATTAAAAGATGAATATGTGTTTTCTAAGGCTACCTTTCTTCTTATCCTTACATACACATCAGAAGTTGGAGCAGTTTGAAAGATAACAAACCCTGTTTCAATTGAATAAGTTGTATCTGATTGTTCAGTAATCTCACCTGTAGCGACATCAATGAATTCAACAACTATATCGTCTGGTGTAAAGTATCCACCCTGTAGTGTTATTGGGTAACTTAAAGTAACGCCATTACCCTGTGTTTGTGCAAATGTTAGCGACATATATACCTCCTTGTTATTTAATCTAAAGCACCAGAAACGGCATTAAAAGCCTGGTTTATACCAATTGCCTTACCAAATGGTGTGACTTTCTGTAAGTCTTTAACAAATTTACTTGCATTCCCATCACCTTTCATAGCATCAAAAGTATCTTTAATAAGACCCTTCACATCTCCCCCTGCCCCTAAGATAGGTACAGAAGTTGAAGTCATGCCACGATACCCAGACTGCCCTGGTGCAGCCATCATGTCATCAGGCAATGCTCCAAGAGTAGCCAGCATGTCACCAGCAATACCAACACTGGCAAGCTGACCCATCCGGTTTAGAGAGCCAAATATAATCTCATCTATTCTGAACGCCTTCTTAAGGTATTCCTCTTGATCCTCTCTACCGATCGCTCTATGTAGAGTTGATATGCTATATGCAGCGAAAGACATAGCCAGAGAATGCATAGCAATTATGGAACCTGCTATCCTATCATGCCTTATATCGTGCATAAGCTGCTTACCAAGAGATGTAATGGAGAAGTTTCTAAACTGAGTTAGTGTTTGTCCAAACCATTTATTCATAAAGGTTGGTGTCTCTCCAATTAAAGGTCTCTGCATATCCCTGGACACCAGACGGTGCATACCAAGGACAAGTTTCTCTTGCATGTCAGGAGGCATCTTACCAAAGTTGAACATGCGTACCTCTTTACCATTGTTCACGGTAGTCTGAGGGTTAGCTTTCATCCAAGCCCTTAGTTCATCCATAAACCCATCATGCCATCCAGCATCATTTATATTAGCCTTACTCAACCCATCTCCAAGATCATCTACCCACTTCTTTATCTGTATGCCAAGAGATCTTACAGCAAGTTTCTCGCCTGAGCCTTGAACCATTCTAAAAGCGGATATAATTTCCTGAACCTTCTTACCTTGAGTCAGAGCATTATCAACCATACCACCCAAGCTGTTATACAGTGCAGATTCTTCTATGTTATCCACCCTCAAGTAGCCTGGGTACATCACATGATCCTCACCTACATAGTAAAGCATCTGCTCAAGCTCATCCAAATCTTTCCTAAGAAATCTTCCAGCATGAGTACCACCCTCTCTAAGACCTTTAGTTCCAGCAATAGCACCAAGGTCAGGACAAGCTTCAAGTACGTTAGCGAGTCCACGTTGTGCTGTCACTCTGGCAAGCTCTGGGATAGTGGATACTCCCATCGTCTGCAATCTCAAGAATGCTGTAGCATCTCTCAGTCTGCTAAGATTTCTTACAAAAGCTGATCCAGGTTCAGTGTTGATAGACCTGCCATAGATAAGGTTGATACCATCTTCAATAACTTGAATCTCTTCTGCTGTTGCTGTTAAGTCAAGTCCATTGTTCTCTGCTCCCTTCTGAACATCATTAAGGAACTCAAGAGCCTGTCTCCTGGTCTTGAAACCAAGTCTTGCCATAGCTGTCCCTCCTGCTGCCTCTCTTGTGTAACTCTCAAGAAGCTTTGGAAGATCCGAGTCAATCAAGTCAATCATCTTAAGACCATTCAACTCCGTCCTGAGATCAGGCTCAAAGGATTTCTTAGCTCTATTGGATATGCCTTTACTCAGATTACTTTGTGCAGTCTCCTCCATGAACTCTTTGATCATATCATCTGGAACTCCAGCCTTCCTTAAGCTCTCAGCGATACGATCAATATCAGTGGTACTTACATTAGGTGAGAAGCTTCTCATAGTAAGAGAGTGATCCAAGGATCTGGCAACATACCCTCTTGCTATGTAATCAGCAGTAGCTTTATCAAGATTGTACTTACCTCTCTGATAAGATTCAGACAACAATTCGGCTACCTTTTCTTTACCATGCTGGTGACACGCAGTCTTGATCAAGCTTTCATCAACAACCCGAGTTATATAGTTAGGGTCTAAATCCAAGTTCTCAAATCCTGCCTCTCCAGCAGCTTTACGAGACCTACCTGCCATCTGTAACTGGTCCCTAACTCCAGCAGCAGCAGAGATTATACCTTCATCACTGAATGATCCAGGGTGTGCTGTTTCAATCATAACCTTCTTATAGAAAGAAGATGAGTTCTTTGGTTTGAATATCATATCAAGTTGACTAATCCCCTGGTTTCTTCTCCAGGTGTCCATCCCATCTCTAAGTCTACCACGCATGGCTGATCTGAATTGCTTTCCGTAGATGTCAGACATAAGAGCAGCGGTTCCATCTGGATTAGCAGATCCTCCCTGACCTGCTTCAAACAAGTGATAGTTAAGTCCACGAACCACCATGTTATCAGAGTTTGACAGCCTGGTGTGAATAGCTTGTAGCTTACGGGTAAAGTTAGGAAGTATCTGTCTACCACGCAGGTCATCAGGCACTGACCCACCATCTCTGGCGAACTGAGCCAGTTTAGACTGAGCATCATCACCAATCTTATGAAGACGGTGTATCTGTTTGAATCCAGCTTGAGCAGCACCAGCACTTCCAAGAGGTGCAGCAGACTGAGCTTGAACTGTAGAAGCTTCCACTCCGTCAGGCAAGGTTTCAATATCAACCGTCTCAGCAACTGAGACTCTTACATCTGGATCAATTGCTTTGAATCCACGGATCTGCCTTGCAACCTCACCCTCTTTAGTAGGCACCTTATCTCCAAACAGGTGCCTTGTCTTCTGTTCATCTGTCATGTTGTTCCAGAGTTTAAGTTCCTTACCAGCCTTTCTGGACCTATATGCAAGTTGAAGATCATTCCTACTCTTCATCAATCTGGTTGTCAGGAGATCCCTTCTATCAGCCGTTGATCTTGCCAAGGTGTTAATTCTCTGCCTTAATTTAAACTCTGCTGCATTGACCCTCCCTTTAAGCTTTACCTCAAGTTCATTCAGGGCAGCAGTTTGTTCAGATGCGAGAATCCTAAGCTTCTCCTCTTCCTTCCAGAGCTTAGCTTGTGTCTTAGGTGTGTCCTTACTCTCAAGTCTTTTCTCAACCTTCTTGATACGCTCTCTCTGAGCTTTGAGCTTCTCAGCATACTCAGCTTTTATAGCTTCTCTTTTCGGTTGGGCTTTCTTGATGAAGGCTCTCTGCTCATCAAGAACTTTATTCCTATGGAACTCTACAGACTTTTGAGCATTACGCATGTTCACATCCTCTGCGGCTACTTCTGCTTCAAGCTTCTTGATCTTAGCTTTGGTCTCACCAATCTTTCTATTTGACCATGCAGCACCTGAGTCATAAGCTCTCTCCAATTCTATCTGGCGAGTATTAATATGTCTCCGAACCTTCGGCATATCATAGCCAGAGGTTGGGTGATCAAACCCCTTAATAGCCTCACTGGATACAAAGTTCTCAGCATCTGCTCTTAGTGAGTGTTCCGCATCATCAATAAGCTTAGCTGCTCCAGGCTTCCTGGTGTGGAAGAAGGGAGACATAGCACCACCGATTACTGCACCGCCAGCAAACGCTGTTATCAGATCAGTAGCCTCAGATTGAGTATTACCTTGCATCAAGATGGATTCAACTGCTGCATTCTCTAAGCCAGATAGTAGACCAACCCTTGCAGCTTTGGCGAGTCCAGTAGCCTTGGCACCAAACCCAAGACCACCAGTTAACGCACCAGCAGCTATACCAACAGGATCAAAGAGTGAGAAAGCCATGTTAGCTAAGATTCCTTTTCCACCCGCCTGACCAATAGCCATCATACGGTCTCTGTCTTCTTGGATATATTTCTTTCTTGACAGAAACTCATTCTCTGATCTGGACTGTGTCAAGTAATCAGTTTCTTTTTGGTTATAATTAAGATCAAGATCTTTCTTAATATCCTCCGTTATAGCCCAATCAGAGTCAGCTTGAAACTGAGATGATCTTCTATCATAGATCCGTTTCATAGCAAAGGGTGACATGGCTTCCTGGAAAGCTGCTCCCAGGAAGTCTGTATCTTTTTCCCTACCCTGATCAACTAAGAATCTAACGTCAGCCGATATAGGCTGTTCACTTAGCCCTATGTTGTCATAGTAGTCTACCAAATTACCTCCTTATTCAAATTGATAACCATCTCCTACCTTAAAGGTTTTGCTCTTACCTTCACCTTTTGTAGGTACAGTATACCATCCATCTTTCTTGTTTATTTTATCACTGAAAGCTTTACTGAACTTCTCGCTCCTTAAGCTTGAACTAAACTTGACCATGACTTCCTCCGCTCCCCATTTGTACTCCTCAACTATAGGCGCACCAGTAACAGAAAGAGCAGCTTTGTTGTAGACATTTATCCTACGCTTCAACAGCCCTCGGTATCTGTTCTTTCCTGCACGGATGTAATCAAACAACTTGACTAACCCTTCCAAGGTATATCCTTTGTTAGCTGCTGCTCTGGCATTCTTATTAATCCTGATTGCCTTTGAACCTCCATTGTAAGTAAGATCTGTCCAAGCTGATTTCTCTTGCTCAGTCATGTCACCCCACTTGTTAAGTAGAGAAGATGCAACGGCTCTGTCCTTCCCTGCTCTGTTCTCAAGCAGAGTATCTACCTGCTCCACAGTCAGTCCTTTTGTAACATCAACATACACACCATTGATCTTAGTCCATTTGGTCTTATCTGGCTTTAACCAGTCATCTTTTACCTTGATACCATAACCAATCTCATACTCAGACAAGCCAGGTACTTTGGCTTCATCAATGGACTTGAACATCATAAACTTGCCAACTCCACCCTCAGTTATAAACCCTTTCTTTTCTGGGTTTTCCAGCTTCTTTATGCGGTCAATGTACTCCTTCATAGCTTGACCACGGTTCTGAGTCAGTCCAAGTCTGTCCTCAACGATGTCCTGTTCAGCAATGCCAGCATCAGCAAGCTGACGATCGCGCTCAGCTTTAATAACTGAGTCAGGCCGTGTGTCAACTTTAAAGAAAGGCTCCAGTGGGTTCTCTGTGCTTTCAGCGTCCTCATAGTCTGGAACCTCAAATCCTGTTTGGTTGCTGAATCTTGCCACTTCTGGCAATAACGGCTGTTTAATACCTGGGTCTTCCTGCGGTTTCGCATCCATGGTATCTTGCTCAAGTATGTCATCGTTCGATAACGCATCAAGAATACTACTCCTTATTGTCTTTGGGTCGCCACCTCCTGAGAGGAAGCTACCTATTGAGTTTAGGATATCGTTTATCATATAAAATCCCTCCTTGGTTAATCAACCAGCTTTCCTT